TAATCTTAAGGATGAGCCCACTAAAACGACAAAAGAAAAAGTGCGTGTCTATCAGGCCGCACCCTTAGCTTTACAATATGCACTTAGGATGTACTTCCTTCCTCCTGCTCGCTTTTTGTCTCTTAACCCTCTTATTTCTGAATGTGCTGTGGGTATAAATGCACATGGGCCTCAATGGGATGAACTTTCCCGTCACATGGCTCACTTTGGTGAGGACCGCATCATTGCTGGTGATTATTCTAAATATGATCTTCGCATGCCTGCACAACTTACCCTATCAGCTTTCTCCGTTATGATTGAGATTGCTAAATGGTCAGGTAACTACACTGACCAAGAACTAAAGAGGATGCGTGTTCTTGCCCATGAAGTTTGCACTCCCTTGGTTGCCTATAATGGCACCTTGCTGCGCTTTTTGGGTACTAACCCATCTGGACAAAACCTTACTGTCTACATTAACAGTATCGTTAACTCCGTTCTCCATCGTATCTGTTTCTTTGATGAATATTCTGAAAAAGATTTGATCCGTATAGGGAAAGAACTTGGTCTGGGAAGACCTGCTCGTTTTCGTGACTTGGTAACACTTGCCACTTATGGAGACGATGCGAAAGGATCCGTCCGTGTAGGGTATGATCGCTTTAACCATTGTTCGATGGCCAATTTATTGGCTGCGAATGATATGAAGTTTACCATGCCCGACAAGGAATCTGATCCTGTCCCTTTTATGTCACGTCAGCGTGCCGATTTCCTTAAACGAAAGGATCGGTATGATGAAGACTTGGGTCATTATGTAGGTGAACTGGACGAAGAAAGTATTTTTAAATCTTTGCACAGTATTTTGAAACCTACGACTCAATCTGCCCTCGAAGTTGCAACTTCCAACGTCGATGGTGCTCTACGCGAGTGGTTCTTTCACGGACGTGAAGTCTTTGACTTTCGTCTTGCCCAAATGAAAGAAATCGCTCGTATTGAGAATTTACCCTGTACTACCCTAGACCAAACATTTGACGACCGTGTGAAAGCATGGAAGACAAAATATGTTCCTCTTGAGGTTTAATTCTAGAATAGCTAGTTTTTAACCTATGTATTATTATTGTTTTATGTTTATATATCTGACCATCATGTCCTTAAAACTGTTCGGAGGCGCACTCATGTGTCAACGTAACTTATGTGAAACCAAAAATGAGCTGTACATA